AATTTACTGTTCCAGCTCGTAAAAGTGCAAGTATTTATGGTAATCTTATTGCAGCATTAAACTTTAATATAGAACTAGCTAAAGATGACTATGTAAGTTTAGCATGGGCTACAAGCTCTACATTAGTTACAATAGAACATTTAGCAGCACAAACAACACCCACTAGACCTGCAACACCTAGTGCTATTGTTACTATTCAGTATTTAAGTGCTAATTCATTTACGACTAACTTATTTACAGAACCTTACATTAGCGCACAACAAAATGGACAAGCAACTATCAGTCACCCTGCAAATACAGGCACGAATAAGGTATATCGTTATATAATAGTGGGATGATATTACACTACATACCTAAAGACCAGCTTAGGACTCATTGGCAGTTTATTAAACATGGTCTTGAAATAGTCAGAAGCAAAGGTCATCCTGAGTGGTTAGCAGAGGATGTCTATTGTGACTGTTATGAACAACGTTCTATGGTATTTCTAGCAGTAACTAACAATCAACCTTATGGCTTTGTCGTATTACAGCCTATGGGAAATGCAATTCATGTATGGGCAGCATGGTCATCAATTAATGATGAATTACTACTTCAAGAATCGTGGCAAGAAATTCAAGCAATAGCAAAACAAGGCAATAAGACAAGAATTACTTTTACATCTCATAGACGTGGTTGGGATAGAAAAGCTCTACAAATGGGTTTTAAACCTTCAACATGGGAATTTACACTTTAAGGAAAGAAATATGAAATTACTGAATTTATCTAACTGGCTTACAGGTTTAGTGGAGTCATTTACATTTTATGGTAGCAAAGGTGGTGGTGGTCAGTCACAAACGACTACTTCTGGTATTGACCCATCTATGAGACCTTATGTTGAAAAAGGGTTATCAGAAGCTCAAAGATTATACGAAACATATACACCTGAATACTATGGTGGTGCTACATACGTAAGTCCATCTGCACAAACAGAGTCTGCACTTACTATGGCAGAAGCTCAAGCAAGAGCAGGAAGCCCTCTTATTAACAGAGCATTAGCTCAACAACAAGGTGCAGTAAGTGGTGAATATTTAGGTGCTAATCCTTACCTTGCAGCAGCATTAAGACCAGGACAAGAAGCAGCTACACAAGCATACGAACAAGCTATTGGTGGTACTCGTAGCGATTTATCTAGAGCTGGTCGTTATGGTTCAGGCGCACAAGTTCAATTAGAAGGTTTAGCAGGTAAAAATTTAGCTAACGCTTTAGCAAACCAAGCAGGTCAAGCAGCATATCAAAACTATGCTTCAGAACGTGGCTTACAAGAACAAGCAGCTAGAAATGCACCTACTATGGCTCAAGCAGCTTATCAACCTATTAATCAACTATTACAAACTGGTCAAGCTCGTGAAAACTATGCTCAACAAGCTCTACAAGCTGAACTAGACCGCTTTAACTTCCAACAAAACTTACCATACCAAAGACTTGCACAATTTACGTCTACAGTAGCCGGTCAACCTTTATCTACCACATCAACAACAACAGGTACTAAAAGTGGCAAGATAGTCTGCACAGCTATGTGTCAAGAGTATGGCTTTGGAAGTTTCCGTCAAGCTGTCTGGTTAGCTCAATCTAAAGACTTAGACCCAGCATACGAAAAAGGTTATCACACTCTATTCTTACCATTAGTAAACTATGCTTACAAAGCAGGTGAAAAGAATGCCCTACAACGCATTTTAAGGGGTGTTTTAGAGCATATCGCAAGACACCGTACTGCTGATATATGGAAACAAAAAAGAGGTAAGAACAGAGACAATACTGGCATGATTTATCGTGCTATCTTAGAACCCATTTGCTATGTAGTAGGAAAGGTAGCTAAATAATGAAACTATTTAATTGGATTAATCCTTTATGGATAATGGATAACTTCTTAACTACTCGTTTTGACCCTGTAACAGCTACAGCATTACCGGCAGTTGGAGCACAAAGTATTTTAAGTAGCTTGCCTGTTTCTGCAGGTGGTTTTACAGGTGCAGGTATGATGACATCATCACAATTACCTGGTCTTATGGCTTCAGCTACACCAGGTTTAATGGGTGGTTTAGGTTCATCATTAGGTGGCGCAGCAATGGGAGCAATTAAAGATAACCCATTTGGAGCTGCTAGTTTAGGTATGGGTGTTTATGACAGAATGAATATGTCACAAGCTCCATTACAACCTTCAGCTATGCAAAGCGCACAACAATTAATTGGACAAAGACAAGCTGTTCCTAATCCTGAATTCAATAGTATGTTGCAATTACCACGCAAACCAATTTACATAGGATAAATCATGGCACTATTTGATAACAACCCAATATCAGCACTTACTAATCCAGTTAAATCTGGCATTGGTAGTTTGTTTGAAGGTATGACACCATTTGGCGGTTCTATACCTAGTGGTGTTCTTGCTCCAGAACAAGAAGCTAAATTACGTAATCAAGCATTATTTCAAGGTTTACTAGGAACTGCTGCCACATATTTAGCAACACCTAAAAACTTAAATGCAGGTTCACCATTACCTTATCTAGGTAGAGCTTTCTTAGGTGGTATGGGTGCATCTCAAGATGTAATAGATAGAGCTATAAGACAACAATTATTAGCGGGTAGAAGTGACCCATTTGGTACTTTAGATATTTCTAAATATACGCCAGAGTCTATTAAAGCATTTCAACAATCAGGCAATAAAGACTATAGTTTATTAAAAGAAAAAACAGAGCAACAAAAATTAGAGTTTGAGCAATTTAGAAAAGGATTGCCTACAACAACACCTGCTGTGACACAACAAGTAGTGCAACCAGGTGGTTATGCTCCAGCACAAGAAGAGGTATTACCTGAACAAGTTGCACCTAACTATGGCGTAACAAAACAACCAGATGTTGTAACTGAAGTAGAAACACAACCAGAAAAACCAGTATCTAATATAGAAGCTCTTAAAAGATTTATTATAGAAAATCCAACTAATCAATATGCTATGTCAATGTTACCTTCAATTGAATTGATGGAAAAAGAAGCTACTAAAAAATCTCAGCAACAAGCATTTAGTCGCATATTCCCAACTATCACTAATGTCGGTCCTGATGGTCAACCACAAGAAACAGTATCATTTAATCCTGTAGCTGTAAAAGATTATATTATAAGTTCTGATAATCCAATGAAAGCTGCAAAAGAGATTACTGAGAATATTTCATCAATTAAAAAACAAAATATTTTTGGTAATGTTTCTGCTGCTTCTATGACTCCATTTGATTCTTTAGTGTCATTATCTTCTGATAACAAAGCCATTCAAGAAAGAGCTAAATATTTACAAAAAGCTACTATTGATGGAAGAATAACTCAAGAAGATGCAGATAAAGAAGCATCTAAATTAACTGATTTATATGTGAAAGATAGTGAAAAAAGAGATGGTAGAGAAGTTGCAAATGCCTTTAAACAAACTTTAATTGATTTAAAAACAGAACAAGGTAAGTTTCAAAAAGAAGTTAAAACTAATGAAATTAAAGCAGACATTGGAAATAAAGTAAGTAATTTAAATAATGTTATTAATCAAGTTGAATATATTAAAACACATCCAGGTAGATATAATGGGTTAATTGCTGACCCAAGAATAGCTCTTAAGGTAAGTTTAAGTCCTCAACAATCATATGATTATGCTAGCGCAGTTGATACATTAAAATCTCAAGCATTCTTAAATCAAGTTAGTCAAATGAAAGGTACTGGAGCATTATCAAATGCTGAAGGCGATAAAATTCAAACTGCATTAGCTAATTTAAGTATTAATCAATCAAAGCAAGAATTTGATAGAAGTTTAAAAGTAATTTTTGACACCATGGATTCTGCAAAAAAACGTTCTATTAGTTTAGGTAAACCTTATGGATTAACAGAAGCTGACTTTGGAGTTGCGTCTGCTGCTCCAACTTCAGCTCCATCTCCATCACCAGCATCTACTAATTTTAAAGAAGGTGCAAAAACTAAGTCTAAAAGTGGTAAACCAATGGTATTTAGAAACGGTCAATGGGAGTATGAATAATGGCTAGAGTTCCTTTAGAAGACTTGCCTGATAGTTTAAATACTTCTAATAATTTAACATTAGAATTACCTACTATTAATGTTGTTCCTGAAGACGATTTACCATCATCTATTATTAAAAAACAAAGAAGTGCAACAGAAAAATTTGGTCGTGGTTTAAGTTCTATTGCTAGAGGTGCAGCAGTTCCTGTAACAGGTGCTATTGCTGGTGGTGCTTTAGCAGGTCCTCCAGGTGCAATTGCAGGTTCACTTGCTTTACCAGCAGCAGAATTACTTACAAAAAGTTTAAATACATTATTACCTGATAGATACGATATACCTTCACCTACTGCACAAGTAGAAAAAGGTTTAACTAAATTAGGTTTTCCACAACCAGAAACAAGAACTGAAAGAATGTTACAAGTTGGTGGTGGAGCATTGGGTGGTGTTGGTGGTCAAGTTGGCGCATTAGGTCAGTTAGCACAAACAGCAACAAGCCCTGTAGCTCGTGGTATTGCACAAACATTGTCACAACAACCTGCAAGACAAGTTGCAGCAGCATTACCTGTAGGAGCTGTATCACAATATGTTACAGAAGAATCAGGTAGTCCATTAGCTGGAGTTGCGGCTGGTATATTAACAGGTATTCCATTTGCTATAGGTGCTAAGGGTAAAGTACAAGCCCCTACTGTGCAAGAATTAAAAGGACAAGCTGGTCAACAATATAAGTTTGCTGAAGAAGCAGGTGCAGTATTTAAAAAGAATTCTTATAACCAATTTGCCAATAAATTAGAAACAACATTAGCTAAAGAAGGTTTAGATAAAACATTGCAACCTAGAGTATTTGCAGCATTAGAAAGAATTAAAGATACTAAAAATTCTAATGTAAGTCTTGAGAATATGGAAATATTAAGACGTATTGGTCAATCAGCAGGTTCAAGTATAGACGCATCTGAAAGACGATTAGCTAGTATTTTAGTAGACAATTTAGATGACTTTGTAGAAAATGCACAATCAGCTCAATTAACCAAAGGTTCTCCAGAAGCTATAAGAGCTTTAACAGATGCCAGAGAACTATGGAAACGTGCTAAGAAAACAGAAATTATTGATGACTTAAAAGCTAGTGCAGAATTACGTGCAGAAGCTAATTATAATCAATCAGGTATAGAAAATGCACTAAGACGTAAATTAGTGAATCTTGCAGATAATCCTAGAAAACTAAGAACATTTAGTCAAGAAGAGCAAGAATTAATTAAATCAACAGCTAAAGGTGGTTCAGTACAAAATGCTTTACGTTTATTAGGAAAATTATCTCCAACAGGAGCTATACCTGCTGCTATTGGTGGTGGAGCTGGTTTTGCTTTGGGTGGTCCTTATGGTGCTGTAATTTTACCAATGCTTGGTGGAGCAGCTAGACAAGGTGCTACGCAATTAGGTTTACGCAATATAGAACAATTACGCAATAGGCTTGCATTAGGATATCAACCTATACCACAAGTATCTACTAGAGGTCTTATTGGCTCAAGAGAGGCTATAGCACCTATTATCAACCCTATAACAGGTTTATTATCAGAGGAACAGTAATGGTAAAGTCAGACGTAGAATCACGCTTAAGTACGCATGAAGAAGTTTGTGCGTTACGTTATGAGCAAATAAACGCAAGACTCAAACGCTTAGAGCAAATACTTTTAGGCACAGCAGGTTTCGTTATTGTATTTTTGTTGACTCAAATAGCCAAATGACATTTATTACAGAGAACAATATAGCCAATCTATATTCAGCTCTGATAGAAATGCCCATATTTGACGAGTATAAACTACCGCCTGCATCTAAAGTAGATTTCGTAGTATTGCATGACGATACTATATGTGGACAATATGAGCCACCAGAACAAGGTGAACCTCATGTTATTACTATATCTACTGCACGTCATTCTCATCTATATCCTGTCATGATGACTCTATGCCATGAGATTATCCACATGTGCGTATATTTAGACTCACCTAAAACAGAACAGTACGCTAGTCATAAAGGTTTATTCTTAAAACTACAAAAGCGTGTAGCCAAGATGTATGGCTTTGACCCTAAGGAGTTATAATGTTTAGTTCAATCGCATCTTTAATTCTACCAGCTTTAGTACCTGCATTTAGTGACGGTGTAAGAGGTATCATTGCTAAGTTTACAGGCGGTGCTGGTGGTCAACCACAAAACGTAGAAGAACGAGTAAGGCTCATGGAAGCTGAAGCTGCAAAACTACAGGCTTTAGCACAGTTAGATGGTGTTAATGGTGAACCTTCCAAATGGATTGTAGACCTTCGTGCATCATTTAGATATGTCATCATTAGTTCAATTATGATATTTACCGCTATAGTAGTATTTAATCCAGAGATTGTAGGTGCTGGTGTAGTGGCTGTATTTCTTGATATGACAGGTGCTTGTATGTCTTTTGTAATTGGCGAAAGAATGTATCTGACACTTAGAAAATGATATTTCTAAACATACTTAACTTTGTTGGCTTATCTATACTTAAATTTATTGTAGTAGGAATGTTATTGCTAGTCATGGGTATTGCTTTAGTATTTATGGCAATTATGGATTATCTTACTATTTTTTTAAAGTACATTAATTCTTATGTTGATTGAAGTAAAAAGGTTTGAATTTAAAGATACACATACAGTAGGCAAGATGTATGTAGATGGTGTATATGAGTGTTATACACTAGAAGATGTAGTCAGAAATGGCACTAAAGTCATAGGCAAGACTGCTATCCCTACAGGTGAATATAAACTCATTATAGACGCTTCTGTACGCTTTAAACAAGATATGCCACATATACTAAACGTTCCTAACTTTACAGGTGTTCGTATCCACTCAGGTAACACTTCAGCAGATACAGATGGATGTATATTACTTGGAACAACATGGGCTGGTAAAGACTTTATAGGTAACTCTAAAATAGCTTATAAGAAGTTCTTTGATAAACTAAAGAAAGCTAAAACAGCCACTATTAAGATATGTTAGATTATCTTATCTGCGATATTCTTTGTGCTATAGACCACTTTAAATATGTATTACTCATGTTAATCATTTATCTAGTATATAATAAAGTATCTCAACACTAGGAGAGTTACTTGAAAATACTACTTTTGGATTTGGAAGTTGCACCTAACACAGCGCATGTTTGGGGAATTTATGACCAGAACATATCTATCAATCAATTGCTAGAATCATCATATACTCTTTGTTACGCAGCCAAATGGTATGGTAATGATAAGTTATATTTTAAATCAGTTTATAAGCATGGTAAAGACGATATGCTTAAATCTATTCATGCACTCATGGATGAGGCTGATGCAATAGTTCATTATAATGGCTCTCGTTTTGATATACCTATTATTCATAAAGAGTTTCTTTTAAATAATATGCCACCACCAAGCCCTGTTAAGCAAATAGATTTATTACAGGTAGCTCGTAGACAGTTTAGATTTGTTTCTAATAAACTAGATTACGTATCACAGGCTTTAGGGTTGGGTAGCAAGACAGCACACGAAGGTCATTCACTATGGCTTAAATGTATGAATAATGACCGTAAATCATGGAAAATAATGGAAGAATATAACAAGAATGATGTTATTCTTTTAGAAAAGGTTTACGATAAATTTAAAGGATGGATTAAATCACATCCTAATCATAATGTGTATTCTGAAAAGATTTGTTGTCCAAATTGCGGTTCAAATAAATTACAATCTCGTGGTACTCAAAGAAGTAGAACTGCTATCTATCAACGCTTTCAATGTCAAGATTGCGGTAGTTGGGCTAGGTCTGCTAAATCAGAAAAGATTGTCAAAGACTCTTTAGTAAATATATAGGATTGATTATGCAACGGTCAGAAGTAGAGATTATCTGTAATCACATGTTAGGTAGAACTATCATATCTTGTGAAGCATTGCATGGAGATAGCACTATTGTCATAGGACTAGATGACGACTCTATTATAGAGATTAGCGGAGAAGAGTTAGCTCTCTATGGTGAACTAACTCCTATGGATGACTAGACGCAGATAATCACACCATTACTACCAACCTGACAGACGGTTACAGAGCCATCTGGTGCAAGTATAGTCGTAGTTTGACCCATAGCTTTTTCAGTTCCCCAAATAGCTAATGCAGCTAATACCACAATAAATGCCCAATATATCTTATTCATCATCAAACCTTTCTAAGATAGCTTCCACTTCAGGTGGGTTTACAGCATCATCATCTCTTGTAGCTTCTAATAGTTTGTTCTTATACCAATCAGACTTGTCTAAATCTTGTTGTGGATTATCTTTAAACGGATAGCGTAAGTCATACTTGAGCTTACAGCCTTTAAGATACCCAATGTATTCTTCTTTAGTTAAACGACTTTTAATCACATCTATTGCTTCTATTCCGCCCACTAAGTAATGTGGAGGTCTATTCACCATATCTACCATATCTATCCCCTTAGAAAAAATAAATCAATTAATTGATAACATCCATAAGCAAACCAACCCATACCGCCAACAATCAACAACCATACTACTACATCTAATATCTTTTCTGCTAAGTCCATTTACCATACTCCCTACCTACAGTTACAGATACATAATTCCTATTTTTAAATCGTTTATCTAGTTCATTACTATAAGTCCATTTAGGTAAGCTAAAATATCCTTGACTTTCTAAATACTTTAACCTTGTCCTATTAGTTACGCATTCTTGCACAATTTCTTTAATGCTGCAACCAGGATGTTCGTCTATGTATTTAATAATAAACTTTGCTTGTCTTTGGTCATCTAGTTTAGTGTACATCTTTTACTCCATGCAATTGTTCTATAAGTCTAGCAAATCTAAATATCTTGTCAATTGTGATTACTTGACTACCGTATCCAAATGCTTCTTTATATACCTTTATAATTTCTTCTTGTGTAAGTGGTTTAGAGTCCACCATGTGCCTCCGTTAGTTTCTTACTATCGTACTTAGATAATCCTTTATATTCTTCTACAGGTTCACCAGGCACTAATGGTGTTATCTTAATATGATGCGTTGTATTCTTTAAGTCGTTTAAATATGAAAGCTGGTTAGGATGAAATGACCATAAATAAGACTTCTTTAAATCACCAGACCTAACATCAAACTCTTCATAAAGCCATGCTACAGGTTCTTTTTTAGCCATTAGTAAAACACCATCCTTCCTATGTGCGTTTTTTTTCTTTTTCCGAACCATGATTTCTTTGGCGGTATTGAGTCATCATGGAAGTATAAAGCATTTGCAACTGGGTTAGCATATTTATGATGAACAATCGTATCAATAACCAAAAGTTTAGTCTCCAAATACGCCCTTTCATTAACTGGATGGTGGGTTTCATCTTGCACAGCAAACTGATTATTAGCATAAACAACAGAGCATACAGAATTACCCCACAAACCACTATGTAACCTATTACGTATGACATTTATAACACCTACCTTTTCTTCTAGTGTCCTTGTATTAACTTCATGGTACACAGCAGTTGCATAACATGCTACATCTAATTCTAAGTTATGTATATCCATTATAGACCTTTCATGCTTTTCTTGTGTCTAGCAAACCAACATAAGCGTATAATTCTACTATAAATCTAAAAGAAAGGAGAACCGCCATGTGGACAACACCATCAGTAACTGAAATTCGTCTTGGTATGGAGATAACTGCATACGTATTCAATCGCTAAATAAATAGGGGAGGTAAAACTCCCCTTTTTACTAAAATGGTACATCTGACGAATCATCCGCACCTTCAACAGCAGGTTTAAGTCTTTCATCCGTTGCTACCATTGCTACAGCACCACTAATAAACTTACCATTAGCACCTTCTCTAACCCATCCTGATAAAGTAAACTCAATACCATCTACATTTAACTTACCTCTATAGTCTGGTCGTTTAGGATTATCACCTTTGTCATTCTTGTTTAATGTAAACGTGTTTGTGTTGTTATACTCAGCCATATACTACTCCTTTAGTTTTAAAATTGTTTGTTCTACTTCTTCAAGAAACTTAATAACTTCTGCTTCTAATTCTTCTATGTAAGTATCATCCCTGTCAACTCTTGCTACAAAAAGCTGTAATTTTCCCTCAGGAAAGTTAGGATTATAACTTACAAAGTCTACCCACTTAGCACCGGTACAAGCTAACTGCCATTGCATCTGCGGAATGTATTTACTAGGAACTGACTTACTCATAAGCGTATTAGTATGGGTTGTTTCTATAGGACACTTAATCTCTATAAGACCTGCATATTTACCTTCTTCTTCTGCATTTACAGCTCCGTCAGGACTAGCACCACTATTCTTAATAACAGGATGGTCAAAGAAACCGACCTCTGTAACAGATACCCCTCTAGTTCGCATATAAAGCTCCCTAGCAGCACTTTCTCTTTCAATACCATCCAACATAGCTTGATTAATAAAGCTATCGCCTTTCTTGCCTGTAAGACGTTCTGATACTAATTGGACAAGGTAGTTTTGACGTGATGTAGATACGCCTGTTTTGGTCTTGGCGATAACATCCGATATTCTAGATGCTGTCACCTTGCCTAGTCTTTGCTGAAACCACTCTTCTGTGCGTTGTTCAATCATAGAAAGTCCTTGCTAGATACTGCTTTTAGAGCTGGTTGTTCTGACTCTGGAATATCCTCACCGCTATAGATGTATAAACCAATGCCATGTAACGCAATAGCTTTAGCTAAACAACGTTGCATAGCTGTATTAACTGCCATAGCGTCAGGGTTAGGGATAGCTTGGTTTCTAAAGTTAAGCACAGGTAATTGAGCTGTCATAGATTTACCAAACGCATGGACTGTGCAGAATACCATAAGTGTTTCACCAAACTGTTTAGGCTCACCATAAGTCCATGTTGCAGTTGGGTCTTGCTGTAGAAGAGTATCCACAGCCCAAGCCCATGATAAATATGATAGACCATTCTTTTTCTCAATGTGGTCTGATACGTTAATCTTACGTAGTTCGTTATAGTTCATCTTTCTCTCCTGTTGTTGTAATTCTTGTTGGTGCTGTTCCATCATTACCTGGTCGTAATGTTGTTGTTGTGACATTTTGTTCTCTCTCCCATTTATCGTTATCTAATTTAAGTTCGTCATTCAATCGTTTAAGAATATCTGCTATATGTTCTAAACCATTCGCCATATTATATACCCCCAAAACACAAAAAGAAATAGCCATAAGTATTTATTCATCATGCTTCTCCTGTTGGTCAAGTTTATATTGGGCTTCTTCTTCTAATCTGTCAAGTCTATCCATTTCATCTAAATATGCGTCTGGGTCTAAATGTCTTTCCATTATATAGCTCCTGCAAACTTGCCCATAGCCCAAAGGCAAAAGGCTACATAAACCCAGAAACCTACTGCTAATACTATCATTGTTGAAATTTTCATGTCTCTCTCCTAAAAAGAGGGGAGTTTCCTCCCCTTTGTTATTATGCTACTCTTCTTTTTTCTTCTGTCAAGTAATGAACCCAGTCAGAAAATT